TGTTATATGTTACAACTTCTAAACCAACAGTATCACCAATAGTTGTGCTTTGGAGGAAGTAATTTTTTGTAAGGCTATCAGGAACAAAGTATTCTCCTGTCAATACTTCAACTTTAACTGAATTCTGATTACTAGAAGATTCTAAAATTCTTCCTGTTGCAAGGACATCATCTTCACCATCAGTGAGAAGCAAAGTAGAATTTCTAGTAAATGTTCCATTATCACTGATAATGATATTGATAATATTACTAGATGAGTCTAGAGTTTCTCCCTCAACGTATGTTCCTGTAACTTGATCAATAATAAACTCATTTCTATTTGCAACATTACCAATAACACGACCAGTAAAAGATGAGTTGTTTTGAGTAATAATATCATTCTCAAACAAATATGTTGGAGAAATTAGTCTTATTAAAGAAACACCAAAATTATTTGATGTATCTAATGATCGTGAAGTCAAAGATGTTACATTTTTACCAGTAACCTCAGAAACAATAGCAGAAGCACCAGAACCTTCTGTTTCTTCATCTAAAACAACAAATCTGTTCCCAACTTTAAAAGATGCTGGAGAATCAACAATATCAAGAGAAGATACACTTCCAGATAGAGTCTTGTTTATCTTTAAAAGTGCTCCATCTCCATTAGACTGTATATCTGGAGTTCTTAATCTTGTAGCATCTCTTGGTAGATCATCTTGAGATAGATCAGCGTTATAATTTGAATCTACTGGCAGAGAATAATAATTCTTTCCTAGAATGTATGGAAACTTTGGATCTCCAGATGCATCAATTGATACAAAATATGCATAAGTTCCTTCTGGGTATTCTGGAGTTACACAAAATCTACCATTATTTTCATCAAGTTCAAGCTTTCCAGTTTCAACACTTGGAAGCCATTCATAATCTTCAATGAAAGTTCCAATTGGATACTCTTCTGTGCTTGGACCTCCAATTCTATTTCCTTTGAGTGCATAAGCAGAAGAAATCCTTGAAATTGAGCTAGTGCTGTCTAAAGGATCTTCAAATCCATAAGGTCCATAAATTGGGTTGCCATCATAAGCATAACCCAGTATTGGAGAGTGATTCGTTCCATCATCGCCAATTTCATTTCTAAGATCTACTGGATTTGCACAAATGCCATAACCATATCCTTTTACTGGATTGAAGTTTTGGAAAAAATAACCATTAGAAGAATCTAAATCTGATTCAAGATTCTTATAGCGGTCTTTTGTCCAAGTAGTTACATCACAAGTTGCAGTTGCTCCAGAACCAACAGGAAGAATATCAACAATAACATTACCTTTAGAATAAAACTTCCCTTCATCAACTTGCTCAAACCCAACAATTTTACCATTTTCAAGAATTGCATTATATTCAGCAAAACGTCCTCTTCCTAGTCTATCAATAATTCTAACAACTGGTGGTGTAGAATAATATTCACCAGGATTGACTACTTGAATACTTGTAATTCTACCAAATGTTACTGTAGCAGAAGCTCTAGCTCCTCTACCAGAAGTAATTGTAATTCTTGGAACTTCTGTGTAAGAACTTTGATCTAAAAGTTCAATACTGTCAATAGTTTCTCCAGCAAGAAAAGCTCTTGCTCTTCCAGGAATATTATCAACCAAAACATATGGTGGATCTAGATATCCAGATCCCTTATCAGTCACATTGAATTCTGTAATAGGACCAAACTTAACTTGATCAAAGTCTCTATGGCTGAATGCAAGGGTTCCATCTACAAAGATACCAACATCACGTTGAGTTGTTTGATATGACTCAGTAATTGTTTGAGGCTTCTTTCTAATGAGCCTCATTACTTTCTGGTCATTTAATGTTGCCAGAGTATCAGATTTAAGAACATTTCTACTTGGAAAAGAAGATGAGCAAATATAGTAGTAATTGCTGTCTTCATAAATTGCAGATACATCGGCATTTAAATCATTAATTTGTGAATTGATAATTGTATTGTTACTTGAAGCCTTTGTCTGACTAAGAATCCATCTAGTCTGATTTGTCTGTAAATCTGTAATTACTGGATCTCTAGTTACAAAACCAGGCTTAGAAATCTGAACAGTATCACCTTCTTCAGAATAAGGAGCCTCAATAGCTGTATTTAAGTTATAAAGAACTCCAAGAACAAGAAGCTTGACTCCATCACATTCAACTGTGGAAAAACTATATACAGATCTTCCAGCGCTATAAACTTGATTACTGCTTCTGCTCTCAATCACAAATTGATTGACGTTCTTTTCATTATAGGTAAACTCTTCATTGCCAATAATGAATCTACCTCTTGGATTGAATCCTTCGGTTGAAAATACATTAACTCTATCTCCAGTAGTCATTCCAGGAGTAAAGTTCTCTGTTAAAACAGTTTTTGCTGCAATATCAAACTTATTATTAACAGTTGCAGTGTCTAAAGCAATTTCATACAATTGTTCTCCATCAATCACACCAGCAGCAAATACATTATCAACAATTGCTGAAGCATATCCAATAGATGAATCAAAGCTGTCTAAAGACTGAATAATCTCCTTTCCAACGATTTGAGTTGGATCTCCAGACAAAACTTTTACTTTAATTGAATAAGAAGTTGTCCAATCAGATGTAGAAGCCTTTACTGTGAAATCTTTTGGCTTTACTACTTCTGGCTTGTCATTTGATATTAAGGTGTTAAAGATAAACTTAATTGAACGATCAGTTCCTTTTGAACGGTAGAAACTAGAAATATTCTTAATAAGTGTTCTCTTATCAACACCAGATTTTAGATACTTTTCTGGAAATGATGCAAGAAAATCAGACTCAAAGTTCTTTACAATGGCATAAAGAAATAGATTACTAATATTCTGAACATTAGCACCAGAAAGATGCTCTTCTGCTAATGTAGTAACAAAATTGCTTTTTTCGTATAAATCGCCAAGTCTTGTGTTTCCACTAACACCACGACTGACTTCTAAAAATTCTGTGTCTGTTCTTTCTTTATAGAATAAAATTTCATCTCCAATCTTGATATATCCGTTTGTTTCTGGAAATGAAGTTGCATCTACAACACTAACAGTTGTATCAGTTGCAGAGATATTACTAGTTGTAACTGTAGACTCGTTTAAAAGATTCTTCTCATAAAAATCTATATCACGATACTTCGTGATGTTCTGAATCACATCAAGTGGCTGACCTCTTAACTCTAACTGCTCATAGTATTTCTCAACAACTTTTGAGAAATTTTCATAGTCAGAAGAAATGAACTCAGGTAATTGGGTCTCAATTAGAGTAGATATTCTTCTAGTCTCTGCCATTTAAATTACTCTGTGTAAATCGTGAATGAACTCCTTGGGATATCCACATCAAGATAAACTTCTCTCGTTGCACGTATATCATTACTTAAAGGAACTGTTCTGATCTCAATTCTATTATCAAAGAAACTTCCTTCAATAATAGTTAAATCGTATAATCTAATCTCACCTTTTACATAATCTACAGTTCCAACTGAGTCGTTTACGACAATCTTTTCGCCAGTTATAGAGTCTATTCTATATAGGATCATTTTACCAAAGCGATCCTCAAGATACACTGTTTCTAAAGGAAATTCACTGATTTTAAATCCAGTAGATTGGACAATAACATCATCATCACAAGTATTATCAAATGCATTCTGAAAACACACTTCATAGAAGAATGTGCTGTTGATTTGTGGATAAAAATCCTTTCTCATCTTAACCGTAGTCAAGTTACTATTGATTGAACGATCGGCATCATCAATCACACCAACAAACTTAGAATATCTGAATTTACCGTTAAACTTCTCGGTATCAGAAGATGCAATATAAGATTCAAGACCAGCTAATACTTTTGACTTAATCTGATCTCTAGTCTGATTTGTCTTCTTCTTATCGTAATAAATGGAAGATGTCATCTCAACATAAAGAACAGAAGCATCAATGACTTCTGGTGTAATAGATGCAACCATATAAGGCTTTAATGCATCAACAATCTGTTGCTTCGTTGCAGAACTTAAACGACTTGCTGAAGTAGGCTTAACGACAATCTTTACCTTTCCATACTCTGGGGGATCGTCTTCTTCTCCACCAAAAGTAATGATATCAGCGATTGCTGGATAAATTTCTCTTACAATTGCAGCATAATCTGCAGCAGTTACTGCTCTATTCTGTGTGCCATAATATTTCGGAGCATTGAATTTGATCTTACTGATAGATTCAATCTCAGACCCACCTGAGGCAGGCTCTGCGAGGTCTGTTACGCTGCTGTATAGAATGTCATAGTTATAGTTTGAGGCGCCTTGTGGGTCCTCTAGGACGCCATTGAATGTGAAGGCTCTTGCACCATTAGAATCAGGTCCATTTGTTGATAGATATGTAATCTCAACCTGATTACCAGATTCAAGTTGCTTTCCTAATACCCCATCACCAAAAAAGATTTCATACTGTTCATCTTCAATCTCTTCAACATAATAGATGTTAGATGTGCCATCAATATCTAAAATGCTCTCTGCTCTTGCATAAATCTCACTAACAGTGCTTTCTGGTGAAGGAAAGACCCTTACTCTAAGGGTTGAAATGTCAGCTGATGGGTTTTTGATAATAAAACGATTAGAACGGTTCGCATTGACAATATATGTGTCAGTAACAAAATTACCTTCATAAATTGGAATCTCAGTAAATGTAGCAATACCATTCTCTACTGTAGTCTTGATATCTTCAACTACAACAAAATTATATACATTTGTATCATATGTTGCACTAAATCCAGTTCCTCTCTTAAGAATAATCTCATTTGGTGCATTATTAGGAAACGAAACCCTAAATGATAAAACTGCCTTTGGTGCTGTTGCTGATTTTGGTGTATATCCTAATTGCTTCGCTAATGCAACAACATTGTCTCTTAATGTTGCACTATCTAAAAATGTCTCATTCACTACCATATTAGTATTGAATGCCGTATAATATGTGTTATACGCTAATACATCCAATAAATTACTCCAAACCGATCCCTCAAAATCAAAATCGGTGAATTCACCTTGTGACCTTAGATACTCCTTAAGAGCAGTCTTAATATCAATAAAGTCTAAATTTGATAGTTGAACGTATGGCATTATCGCGTTCTCTCTAAGAAGAATTCTAGTGCTACAGGAAAGTCCTCTCTACCAATAATCTCAAATTCCAATCCAACATCAAATCCATTCTGTTCATAATTTGCTAACACTTCAATATCCAAAATCCTGATTCTGGGTTCATAATTTAATAATACATCACGAATATTTCTGGAAATTTGTCCAGCAGTAGCAGCGTCAAGTGGTTCAAATAATAAATTACGAATATCAGAACCCAAATTTGGTTGAAATGGTCTCTCACCTTTTGATGTTAATAACAAATTAACAACAGATTGCTTAATCGCAGCATCATCTTTCTTGATGATTAAATCACCAGTCACTGGATGTGGTTTGAATGTGATATTCAAATCTTTAAATGTTTGAAAATTATCCACACCATTAGTAGAGTTTATCTTCTCTATTTAGGAGTCCATCATACGTTCTAAGTAATCTAAATCCTTCTCTCTCTTGATTTTATTCTCACGAGCTTTCTTTAACCAATAATCACTCGCTTGTTGTGAAATTAATGTCATTCCAGACTTCTTAAACTCATCCCCTACGTCTGTCGGACTGTTGGCCATTGATTATCCTCCTATAAAGTTCATTAGACCAATACCTATAATATTCGGTCTTATGCAAAGTCTCCCTTGCCTTCTTTAATTTATCTGCTTTCTGTATCAGTATTAAATTATATTCCCCAAAATTTGATTGCACCCCATTGATAAATGTTGGATCATCCTTATGATCATCTAATACAATATACTCATCCTGACTCATATTTAACTCTGTTACAAATTGCAACATCGCACATTCACTAATCTCATCCTCCACAATATACACAATAACATCATAATCCTTAAGAACTTCTGAATTCAGAGATATACTTCGTAATTTAACCTCCTCAATATACACAGACGCAGAAAAAGCGTAAGGACAAATGGAAAATCCACCTAACTCCTCACGCTTTACTGTAAGCTCTTTAATCCAAGCTTTTACTTTATTTACCTTGTCCACGATAAGGTTTCCTTGCTTTGTTCCTTGATGTAGGAGAATACTTTGTATGCTTCCCATCTCCCTGTCGGGATTTCTTGGGCTTCATCTCAATTGTTTCTCCACCACTCAATGAAGGACGACGTGCCATATCTAAACTCCTGTAACAACTCCCATATTATAACACATTATCCAGCAAATACCTTAGCTTCGCTAGCTTTTGCAACACGAATGTTATTACTCGCATTCAATACATCATTCTGTCTACCAATTGACTTCTTCCCAACCTTCACCTTACTTAAAGATTTTAATGTTCTTGTGCTTTGACATGGATCACCTTTCGGTGTTGTCCCTGAGACAGCCCTGAATGAGTCTCCATTGGCTACACAGGCCGTTTTACCTGCATATACCTTACTAACACCCCCTAATGGCCTTCCTAGCGTTGTAGGTGGTGTATTACAGGTTCCTGTCCCGCCTGAGTCTGTTGATGTAATTGTAGCAACTGCGAGACTTGACATTTGATCTCCTGTAACTCTATATACACATCATTTAAAAAATCAGCCAAATGTTCATAATCCTCAGCACCAGGACGACAATACATTATTGCTGATGGTTCCTCTAATTCACAGATCTTATTCTCCAATAAATTCAATCTGGCTTTCAACTCGTTCTCCATTTTTAATACTCTCCTTATGAGTTAAACCATATGCATTGAATGCTGATGTAATCTCCATATCGGGTGACATCGTGGCATCAGCAAAATATCCAAAAGCTGCATCCTCAATGGCATCGGCAAATTCATTAAAATCATCAAATCTTTGTTCCTTTAAAGTGCCATCCTTTGTCTTATATGTGATCTTATGCTTTTCCATTTTTTCTGCGAAATTTTTTTACAAAATAATGATCAATTAATATTGAAATCGTCTCAATTAAACATATTACAATATAATTAATCTCTTTGTCAATTCCAATCATTCTATACCTGGGAAATTTTTTTCATCGGGGGGACCCAAAACTATTTAGCTTTTTTGCCCCTCTCTTACCCCCAGAATTTTTTTTATTTCATTTAATTTCTCTCGGCCCCTGGGAAACGTTTATAGCTTATCATTCGGGTCCCTTTTTGGGTTCGCTCGGCCCGCACGCCATCACGATATCGTTATACGATAACTGTCTTTTGGAAGGCTCGGCGATCACGACATAACGCTAATGGCATACGATACTGTGAAAAAAAGGGGCATCAACTGCCCCTAGTGCATCTGTTCTACTGCCTCAGGCAGGGCAGGATGTGCGCTTAGCGCCTGGCTCGCAGCGGTAGCGGTTGCCGTCTGGGTTGACGTGGCCCTCATAGCCCTTAACGCTCCGACGCTCGGCGGCGGCGTGAATGTAGGAAGGGAGAGGGGTCTGCACTGCGTCGTGAACCCACAGGATGCGACGGGTGCTGAGGCTGGAAGCGATGCGATACATAGTCGGTTGGTTGACTTGACGGTATTGTAGACTGAATGGCGCTGGGGGTCAACCCAGCTCGGCGAACAGCTCCTCCATCTTGGCGGCATCAATGCTGGGGTCATTCCAGCTGCAGCCGTCAGGGGTCACCCCCATATGGCGACCGATCTGCCCGTGGGTCATCGCCCGAACGAATTTCTCCCAAGGCGTCTCACTGTCACCACAGAACTCAACACACGCCTTAGCGGTATTGTAGAGAAACTCATCGTTCTGAACCCACAGGGCTGCATTCCAGGTAGCCCAGTTGGCGTANCCGTTGAAGTCGGTGCTGGTCATTGGTCGTTTCGTTTGAACTGAAGTCATTGTAGAGACTATGGGGGCCGATGCAGCCCCCAGGTGGACAGTGGCTCAGGCGACCACTTCAATCCAGGCGATGGCGTTGCCAGACGTGAGACGCCATACGATCATCGGCTCGCCGCCTTGCGAGGCGCTCCAATCAAGCGCGATGTCCCGAGCGTTGTCCAGATCGGTGGCCCAATCGCAGCCGCTAGCGTCAAAGCTACCGAAGGACTTGGGTTGAACGGCGAAGGTCATTTTCATTGGCTTTGTTTGAACTGAAGTCAGTCTAGAGGCCAGGGGCCTCAGTGGCGATCGGAGATGTGCCACTCAGTCCACTGACCCTGAGGGGCAGGGATCTTGCCAGAACGGATGTCCTGACGGCGCTGGGCTTCGGCCAGCTCCTGACGGCGAATGCCTTCCATCG